GCTTTCTTTTGAAACGGTGGGACGGATTATGGATTTTCAGTATTGATGAAAAATTTGCTGATCTTATAATCCCATCTACCCTCTGCCAGTGCACCGGACTTAAGGACAAGAATGGAAAGTTGATTTGGGAGAATGATATTATTGAATGCAAAGACGGAAAACACAATTTTCAAACGCAAATCGAATGGGATGCTTATTGTGCTGGATTTATATTTCAAGATACAGAAACATCTGCGGTTGGGCTTGATGCAATAACAGAAAACGGATTGTATTCGGAAAGTAAGGTTGTCGGTAATATTTTTGACAACCCGGAACTGTTGGAGGTGTGAAATGACGGAGAATGAATCAATTAAAGAACTTGAGGCTTCTATTGATTTAGCCAAAATGTGTACACAGAATTACGAGAGAAAAAGAGAAATCCAAGGTTACGAGATGGCAATCAATGCACTGGAAGAGATTCAGCAGTACCGCGCAATCGGCACACCGGAAGAATTGCAGACTATGAAAGAACATGGCGGATTCACAGGTGTAGAATTAGCAAATATTGCTGCAATGCAAATGAAGCTAAAAGAGTATGAAGCAATCGGCACACCGGAAGAATGTCGGGAGGCGGTGGAGAAACAGACGGATGAAAAGCCTACTGCGGTACTTGGAACCTTTGGCGGCACGGAATACGAATGCAAGAATTGCGGGAGCGATGTATGTTATGGAGACGAATACTGCCGGTGGTGTGGTCAGAAGTTAGATTGGAGTGATGAAGATGAGAAAATATGACATATGTGGAAACTGCCCTGCGTCGTGGTGCGGAAGGAATGACGACTGGGAGTACGAGGAAGGCTGCTACTTTTACTGTGAAAAGTATGAGTTGATGTGTTTTCTGCCGCACTGGATCAAGAGACTGATATTGAGATGGTTGAGGAGGAAAGAGCGTGAGTAAGGAAATTAGAGAACTTAAGCCATGTCCGGCTTGTGGCGGTATTATGCGGCCAATCATGAAATATCATCCTTCATACAGGCAAAGTGATTTAGAGCTACTTAGGGAAAACAGCATGATTTTTTCAAAGATGACAAAATCTAGTGGTGTGGAATATGCGGCGAGATGTTATTTCTGTGGATATGAAAGGACAGATGAAAAAACGAAAGAGATTGTCGCTAAAATGCGGGAAAGGAGGCTAAACGATGAGACTGATTGATGCGGAAAATTTAATGACAGTAACGGATATTCGCAAAGATGGAACAGAAATTACATATGTTCCTTATTCAGAAATTGAGAGTGCG